TTTATAGAATTAGTAGAGCTCCTGAGAGAAGAATATTCTATATCGATGTAGGTAACTTACCTAAAATGAAAGCAGAACAATATCTAAGAGATATGATGACTAAACATAAAAATAGATTAGTCTATGATGCTGCATCAGGTGAGATAAGAGATGATCGTAAGTTTATGACAATGATGGAAGACTTCTGGTTGCCTAGAAGAGAGGGTGGAAGAGGTACAGAGATAACGACTCTACCTGGAGGTCAAAACTTAGGTCAAATGGAAGATATAGAATACTTTAAAAAGAAACTATACAGAGCTCTTAATGTACCTATTAGTAGATTAGAACCAGAAGCAGGATTTACTCTAGGAAGAGCTTCAGAAATATCAAGAGATGAATTAAAGTTTAATAAATTTATTAGAAGACTTAGACTTAAATTTAGTTTATTATTTACAAAGATTTTAGAGAAGCAGCTCGTACTCAAAGGTGTCATGTCTTTAGAAGAATGGCACTCAATGAGTCAACAAGTTAAATATGACTTTGTAGAAGATAATCATTTTGCTGAACTTAAAAATTCAGAGATGATGAGAGAGAGATTACAGTTACTTCAAGATATTGAAAATCATACTGGAACATACTTCAGTAAAGATTGGATTAAAAAGAATATCTTACACTTTAATCAAGATGAAATTGATGATATGCAAGCTGATATGGAGCAAGAAAAAGCTAATGAGCAAGATTTTGGTCCTGGAGGCGGTGCACACCCAGATGCTCCTTGGAATCAACAACAAGATGGTGAGCCAGAACAGGGTGGCGAAACAAGCTAAATAATAAATATAATGGAGATATATTATGCCTGAAGATACAAAGCAAGTGAACGATCCTAACCACGTCGATATTGATAAAATATTAAAAGGTGCGTTAGGAGATAAACCTTTTGAAATAAAAGGTGCTTTTGATAATGAGATGCTAGACCGAGTCAGTCAGGTTATAGCAGGTAAGAAAGATGCTGTTCATAAAGGTATGTTTGGTGACCAAGAATTAGGAGCCGAACCTGAGCCTAATGAGGATGAAGTATTAAATCAAGAGCTTACCGATGATGAAATAGAAGATGCTTTAAATGACGAAGCATCTGAAGAAGAACAAGAAGAAGAAACTCCAGAAGAGGAGCCTGAGGTAGAAAACGAGGAACCAGATGAAACGACTTAGCGAAATTTTAGAAGCAGTAGGCGAATTAAAGCATCACGGCAGAGATAAAGCTGAAGGTGAGAAGCAGTTTAAGAAAAAGCATACTGATAATATTCAAGATAAAGAGTACCCAGCAAAGGATACAGATAAAGTATTGAACGCTAGAGATCAAAAGAAAGATACCTCAAAGATTACTCACTTATCAAAAGAAGAAGAAGAAGCAATGTACGAAGCAGCTGAAGTTTTAACAGTTCTTGAATCCGTTGAGGGGATTTATGAATCAGAAGAAACATCTAATATTATATTAGAAGATGGGACGGAAGTAAGTTTAGATCCTGAAACAGCTGAAGTAGTATTAGAAGTATTCGATTCTTTATCAGAAGAAAATCAAGACAAATTTTTAGAACTATTGGAACAATCAAAAGACACATTTGTTGATCTTGTTGATTTCTGTTACAACAGTATAGAGGGCGAAGATGAAGATAATAATTCTTAAGGGAAACGAAGCAGCAGCAGGAACCGCTTTAGCTAATGCTAGTTCCTATGATGGTGCTAGGCTTTTAAAGTTTTATCATACTGCAGCAGCTGTAGTAACGTTAGTAGATAGTGCTAACGCTGCAATAGGTAATACTACTGTTGAGGCAGGTTCACATTACTTTGCTAAAAGCCCTGGAGATAAAATCTTTGCTTCTGCAGGTAGAATCACACCTGTAGGGTTTGGAGACTAATATGAAGTTAATTACAGAAGTAGAGTTTAGCGAAGTTAACTACTTAAAAGAAGCAACAGAAGAAGGCGGCAAAAAGAATTATTTTATTGAAGGAGTATTTCTACAATCTAATTTAAAAAATAGAAATGGTAGAGTATATCCAAAAGAGACTATGTCTAAAGAAGTGGGTCGATATATGAAAGAGAATATCGAAGCTAAAAGAGCGTACGGTGAGTTAGGTCACCCATCAGGTCCTACTATTAACTTAGATAGAGTTTCACATATGATTACAAGTTTGAAAGAAGACGGTGATAACTACATTGGTAAAGCCAAAATAATGGACACACCAATGGGTAACATCGTTAAGAATTTAATGGATGAAGGAGCCCAATTAGGTGTCTCTTCAAGAGGTATGGGTTCACTTAAACCAAATAACGGTGTTATGGAAGTTCAAGGTGATTTTATGCTTGCAACAGCAGCTGATATAGTTGCTGATCCTTCTGCTCCCGACGCATTTGTTAAAGGAGTTATGGAAGGTACTGAATGGGTTTATGATGCTGCCGAAGGTCAATGGAGATCTAGAACAGCTGAGATTATTGAACACATTAAAAATACTGGTGACAAGTCTGTGGCAGAGCTACAGGAACGAAAAGTCGAGTTCTTTAAGAAGTTTCTTGACTCGCTAGTATAAGGTTTTTATAAATATTACAAAATATATTAATTTATTTAGGGAGTCTAAAAATGGCTGATAAAGAATTAGAAGCAGTAAGCGAAGACACAGCTCAGCTTGACGAGTTCAAGGCTACGGCTGACGCGTCTATGGTCGCCGATCCTGTTCCTACAAAAAGCAATAAAAGACCAGCAGATAAAGAGACGGGTGATAAGGCTATGCCAACCCTATCAAGAGCTGGCATGATCGGAGCTGTTGTACAAAAGCTATCTGGTTTCAGTAAATCTGGAGTCAATGACGCTTATGCTACTATTTTTGGAAAAAGTGCTCCAAATAATTCTGCAAAAAATATGGCAACTATCTCTGCTAAAGGTATGAGAGAAGATGTTGAAGAAATTTTCGCTGGTGAAGATCTAGCTGAAGAATTCTTAGATAGAGCAGAAACTATTTTTACTGCTTCAGTAAATGTAAGATTAATGGCTGAACAAGTTAGGTTAGAAGAAGAGTTTGAAGCTAAATTAGAAGAAGCTATAGAAGAATTCTATACAGAGTCTACCGATAAAATTGATCAGTACTTATCTTATGTTTCAGAAGAATGGATGAAAGAGAACGAAGTAGCAATTGAATCTGCAATCAAAGTAGAAATTGCTGAAAACTTCATGAATGGTGTTAAAGCATTATTTGAAGAAAATTACGTTTCTCTTCCAGAAGAAAAATTAGATTTAGCAGCTGATGCATTAACGAAAGTTGATTCATTAGAAGAAGAATTAAATTCAGTTCTAAAAAGTAACATGGAATTGAATGAAGAAATTGAAAGCCTTAGATGTAAAGACTTAGTAATTGAAAGCGCTAACGACCTTACATCAACACAAAAGGAAAAACTTTTTGCTTTAGCAGAAGGTATTGAGTATGAGAACTTTGAAGACTTTGAGCAGAAGCTTGATGTAATCAAAGAACAATACTTTGCTTCGAACAAGAGCGTAATTGCCGAAGATGTCTATGAGACTCCTATCGAAGAAGAAGCAGAGAAAAAGGCTGCAGTGGATCCTTTAATGGAAACATATGCCGGTGCAATTTCGCGTACCGTAAAAAAATAAATATAATGAAGAATAGGGTAAATATTACAGGAGAACTATAATGGACCTTAATACAAATCTAGTTGAGAAGTGGCAGCCAATTCTTGAGCACGAAGATCTACCAAGCATTGGTGATTCTCACAAGCGTGCAGTTACAGCTCAACTATTAGAAAATACAGAGATTGCTTTAAGAGAAGGAAGCTCATACTCTCAACAATCACTTCTCGCTGAAGCAGGAACACATACTCCTGTCAACGCAACTGGTACTGCTGGTTTCGGTGACGGTGTACAGAACTACGATCCTGTTTTAATTAGCTTAGTAAGAAGAGCTATGCCTAACTTGGTTGCATACGACATGTGTGGTGTTCAACCTATGAGTGGTCCTACAGGCCTTATCTTTGCGATGAGATCTAAGTACAGCTCAATGGCTAACTCAGCTACTGAAGCATTTTATAACGAAGCAGATACAGCTTTTGCAACAAGAACTGCAGATGCTAATACACTAGGTGACAAACACGTCGGAACTGTTCCAGTTTCAGCTAACAATGCTGAATCAGGTTCTTATAACTTCGGTGATGGTATGTCAACTAACCAAGCTGAAGCTCTAGGTAATAGTAATAATATTGCTTTCCCAGAGATGGCATTCTCAATTGAGAAGGTAAGTGTATCAGCTCAAAGTAGAGCTTTAAAAGCTGAATACTCAATGGAACTTGCTCAAGATTTAAGAGCTATCCACGGACTAGACGCTGAAACTGAACTTGCAAATATTCTTTCTACTGAAATCTTAGCAGAGATCAACAGAGAGATTATTAGAACAATTAACGTTGTTGCTAAGCAAGGTGCTCAGAACGACGTCACAACATCTGGAACATTTGATTTAGATACTGATTCAAATGGTAGATGGTCTGTTGAGAAGTTCAAAGGACTTATGTTCCAAATTGAAAGAGATGCAAACCAAATCGCGAAAGACACAAGAAGAGGAAAGGGTAATGTCCTTATAACATCTTCTGACGTCGCTTCAGCTCTTCAAATGGCTGGCGTATTGGATTACACTCCTGCACTTAACTCTAATAACTTACAAGTAGATGACACAGGTAATACTTTTGCTGGTGTATTGAACGGAAGATATAGAGTATACATCGATCCATATACTACTGGTAATTATTACACATTAGGATATAAAGGATCTTCAGCATTTGATGCTGGTATATTCTACTGTCCATATGTTCCTCTACAAATGGTTAGAGCAGTTGGTGAGAACACTTTCCAACCTAAGATTGGTTTCAAAACTAGGTATGGTGTTGTTGCTAACCCATTTGCTGAAGGTACAGCATACGGAAACGGTGCATTAACAAAAGACTCAAATGTATATTACAGAAGAGTACTTGTTAACAACATAATGTAATCTCGGTTACTTATACTAAAAGAGCCCTTTTGGGCTCTTTTTTTTGGCATTTTGCCTAAATATAGTTGCAATTAGAACATTTAGACTGTATAATCGTCTATGTAGTAGGGTCAGATACTATGTTAACATTATTTATTAAATTACTTAAACCTTTGTTAATGAAGCTATTAACATCTAGGTTACTATCATTTATACAACCTTATTTACTTAAATTAGATAAGTGGTCTGAGGATAAGCTTGGTATAGATATCATTAAACAAGAAGAACAATTCCATAAGAAGTGGCCTAACATTTCTAAGCGTTTAGCTACTTTAGAGAGAGATGCTCATCCTCCTATATGTCTTAAAGAGTTTGATGGTTATAAAGATCTAATAAAAAGAATAGAAGAGCTGGAAAAGAAGAATGGCGTACAGTAAAGAAGTAGTAGATAGATTCGAACAAGTATTAAGCTCACCAAAGCAGTTTAATGTAGGACGATTTGATCCTAAAGACCCAAACGTAGCAACAGGTATGACAGGAGCTCCTGCATGCGGTGATGTAATGAAACTTCAGTTAAAACTTGATCCTTGGGATGATGATAGAATTAAAGATGTAAAATTTAAAACATACGGGTGTGGCTCAGCAATAGCATCATCTACTTTATTTGTTGAACTACTTAAAGGTAAAACAATAGAAGAAGCAAAACAGATAAAAGATAAAGATATTGCAGAAGCATTAAAGTTGCCTCCAATCAAACTACATTGTAGTGTATTAGCTGAAGATAGTATAAGGAAAGCTATAGAAGATTGGGAGAACAAAAAAGGGTGTTAATAGATTTTACGAATGAAGCATTGGCTGAGGCGATTAAGAAATCGGAAAATGAAGGCAGAGATATTATTCGTGTTGGGGTTACTGGTGGCGGGTGTGCTGGCTATGAGTATATTTTTACATGGGATGATAACATCATTGAGTCAGATCTTCTCATAGACTTTGGTCAAATTAAAGTAGTAGTAGATCATTTATCAGCAAACTATATAGGCGGCTCAATAATATCATATGAAGAGATAGGCCTTAATTCACAATTTAAAATTAACAATCCTCGTGAAGTAGCTGCATGCGGGTGTGGTGTATCAGTATCATTAGATCCAAATAAGATAAATACTATCGAGGTAAAATAATGGCAGCTTTAACTAACCAACCTAAAAATTTAAATTTCTTATCACCACTTAAATTTACATTTGTGGTGAATAAGTTACCTAATGTAAACTTTTTTGTACAAAGTGTATTACTACCTGCTGTATCTTTAAACGCCGTTGAAGTACCTACACCATTTGTTAAACTACCACAAGCTGGTGATCATATTGACTTTACTGAATTTCAAATTGGATTTAGAGTAGATGAGCAGATGGAATCTTATAGAGAACTTTATCATTGGATTGAAGCATTAGGTTTCCCAGAAAGCTTTGATCAGTATAAAGAACTAGCAGACGGAGACAGAAGAGTTAACCCCAACGGTGATAAAGAAATACTATCAGACGGAACTCTTATTATACATAACAGTAATACTAATGCTAACATTAGAGTTAAATTTACTGGACTGTTTCCATCAACACTATCAGAACTTGCATTTGATTTAAGAGCAGGTGACGTACAATACATAGAATGCGTTGCTTCTTTTAGATATGAAAAGTTTGAAATAGAGTTGATTTCTGAATAAAAAGCACTTATAATTATATTATGACTTTGGATGAACTACTCGAAAACTGGAAAGCTGACGCTGAGATCGATAGAACTGAACTCGGTAATGAAGCTATTAAAATCCCTCAACTACACTCAAAATATTTTAAATTCTATTCTACTGAAAGACTAGCTCTTAGAAAGCTAGAAGAGGATGCTAAGGTATTAAAAAAGCAAAAGTATGAGTGGTTTAATGGCTCGATGGATTATGAAGATCTAAACGATCTAGGATGGTCTCCTAACCCGTTAAAATTATTAAGAGCAGATATACCACAGTATATAGACGCAGATAAAGATATAGTCAGTCTCAATCTTAAAATAGCCTATCAAAAAGAGAAAGTTGATTTCTTAGATAGCGCTATACGCTCTCTCAATACAAGAGGGTATAATTTAAGAGCTGCAATTGACTGGGAAAAATTTAAGATGGGAGGCATCTAATGCCATATATTGATAAAACTCCAATAGAGAGTGTTGAACAAGCTATAAACTTATGGGAAGGTGTTATGCACGATCCTAATTTAGATGGTTATAATGGCTTTGCTTGTATGAAAAAAATTTATAGAACTAAATGGGCCGCTGAGAAAGCGCTTAAAAAAGTACCACCTTATCATGGAATGGAAGAGTGGATTGAGGAGAATAAACCTGAATGAATTGTGTGATTGTAGGGTATGGTTTTGTTGGAAAAGCAACTGGAGCATATCTAGAAGATTTAGATATTGATGTTTATGTTCATGACCCAGCAGCTGGCTTTGAAGCTAATAGAGATAAAGATTATGACTTTGTTTTTTATTGTTTGCCAACAAATGAGAAAGATGGCAAGTTAGATATATCTATATTAGAGCAAGAATATGGTACTTGGAAAGGCGAACAAATTATTAGATCAACCATAGGTCCAGATCAAGTAGATAAGTTTCATGAGCCAACTATGTGGCCTGAATTTTTAAGAGAGATTACTTGGAAAGATCAACTATCACAACCTGAAGTAGAAAATGTTATTGGTAAATCAGGATCAAGCTTTTTTGTATTTTGGTTAAAAGGTATTACAGAAATTACTGAAGTTACCGCTAAAGAAGCAGCTATGTTTAAGATGAGTAGAAATGCTTTCTTA